GATGATCGAACCGCCGCCGGAATTGACAACAAGCGTGATGTCATCATCTTCTTCGCCAATTTGCTCGGCCAGCCATGCAGCCGACACGCCCCAGGGTGAAATTTCGCCATCTAAACGGATCGTTTTGATATTGTTTTACCCTTAATCAATGGATTCCAGCAGCCTGTATTCATATTGAATGTTCAAGTTATTCGCTGACGCGAACGTGCATCGCGGCATGATATCGGTTCGACCAGGTATCACAACCAGATAATCTACCGGGTCAAAATATCTGGCTCCAAATGACACCGACGCCGAAAAGCGCAGATACGGCGATTTTCCAAACGGCCGCCACCACAAAAAAGTGTCTATGCTGCCTGACGTCGAACCGCGAACCGTTGCCGCTTTCCAATCGATTACAGCTGTCGATTGGTAGGGTACGGTATAGGCCGCGCAAAATGTTTGAGATTGTCCGACCTGAATCGTGCAGAAAATATTCGACGGTGTTGCCGTATGGTATAGCGAAATCACCCCGGCATTAAAAGACGTGTCGTCGCCGTGATCATAAACCATGTAATTACAGCGCCATACGGAATGCCCAAGAGATACCGGCGTCGTGCCGTTCAATGTCACCGATCCGAACACATACGCGGTCGATGTCGGCGTTTCCAAGTACGAATACGACAGTGTGCCAGTGTCGGATGCGCTGGTCGAAACCACGGTCGCAGCCGCTTCAGCAATCGGAAACCCAGTATAAACACAGCCGGCGCCCCAGATATCCTCTGGCACGCTTCCAGTATCGATGTCAACGTTAATACCTTCTTTGTTAATCACCTTGTAACCGCTAAATTTTCCCTGCGCCATCAACAAATTAAAATCTATGTTTTTTGTCAGCACCGCGCCAGCATACTGGCCGACAGAAAAATGCGCTGGCGAATTCAGCTGGCGATAGTCGCCAGTGTAAACATACAAATCTGAATAAGTATGGTTTTCGCCCGATGTATCGGTCACGTCGATGCGATAAAATCGACCACCTTTCAAAAATGCGTCAGGGTAGTGCGTATTCGCTGCAACCTTGATCGCAGGCAGCGGCAATTCCCTAACGCCGTCATTACTGAAATAAATCGTGATCGACGCGGCGTGCGATGCCTTAAATGAAATGCCAAGATCTGGCTGGCTGTCAATGCGCCATTCGCCGCGCCTGGTTTCGTTTGCCGTCAGCGGCGTCGTGAATGAATTATAGACATCCAGCCCGCGAAATTCCGCGACGTCGCTTTTTATACCTTCGATCATTTCATCACCTGCGGATTTTTGCCGGCCGGAACCATCGTGCCGTTGAGATAGATATCATCGCCGCCTGTTTTCGGCTCCAGCCCTTCATCGGCCCTGGCTTCGTTCGGCGTAATAATGCCGGCGTTCACACCTTCGCGCAGGGTTTTGAATCGGGTTTCCTTGTCGGCACGCAGCAGCGAATCGAAATCGAATTGAATTTCGTACCGGCTCCAATCCTCAATTTGCATGAGCGATTTTGTGATGCTCGATTCGATGCGCTCCAGGTACGGCCGCAAGTTCAGCTTGTAAAAACCGTCGATGATCTGCTGAACACCGCTGCCCCATGTCGTCGTTCCGCTGGTGTCGTTAATCAACACCGACGGAACGCCCATGAACCGCGCAATATCCTCGACCTGGTATTTCCGGCTTTCCAGCATCTGCATGTCGGCCGGCGTCAGCGATGTTTGCTGGTAATTCATGCCGGCCTCCAGCACAAACAGCCCATCATGCCCGCCGTCGGTCAGGCTCTCGAAATTTTTCCGCACTGCCTGCCGCTGCTCCGATGTCAGAACCTTGTCGATCGTCAGGATACCGGTAGTTTTCCCGCCGTTCGCAGCCAGTGTCGACGTGCGATTTTCCAGCGCGATCGCTGTGCCGATGGATTGCCGCGCGTACCCCAGAGGCGATAAGCCGACAATGCCATTGCCAAACAGCTTGACGTGCCAAATGGATTGCTGCGAATACACTTTCACGCCTGTTTCGGTGCGATATTCGTACACCAGCGTACCATCCTCCAGGATGCGCGGCGTCATTTGCGACGACATCAGCGGCATTAAGGATATGATTTCGCCCGACGTGTTGCGCATCACGCTACAATACCAGTTCCCAGACGTCACCAGGTTCAACATCAGGCATTCCCAGAATTCCGTCCTGGTCTGATACCGGTTCGGCATGTAGTTCAGCAGCCACCACAGCTTGTAGTTCGTCGTCACCTTGCGCGACGATCCGCGCACTTCATAACAAACCAGCGGCATCGCTGCCACGGTTTCGGACAACAGCCTGGCAGATGCCCAGAACGCACTCACGGTCATCGCCGTATCGAAATTAACGGTCGCTGCGGAATTCTGCGGGTAGGTTAGCGGCATCCCGGCCTGAATGCCTTTGTCGCGGCGTAATCCGCCGCCCAGTATGCTGAAAAATCGTTGCGCCAGGCTCATAATCTCGCCGTAATTGGTGCGAAAATCGCGTCGTTTATATCGCCGTCAGCCTCTGGTGCGTCGCGCATTGCGACACCCTCAGCCATTGCCAGCGCAACCATGCCATCGATGCGGCCGTTTGCCTTCGACTTTTCCAGCTTTCTGTTGCCTGCCGGGTCGGTCGTCACCACCGCATTCGCGGCGCACATCGTCAAAACAGGATGCCCGCCATGCCTAATTCTACCATTTAGCAGGCCAGAATCAAGTGCATCCAGCGCCGGCGCCATGTCTTTAAACCCCTGGCCATACTCCACCAGCGGAAACGACACGCCGGCCGCTTCGCAGGCTTTCTGGAAATACTGAATCGACCACCGGTCGAACGCGATCGCCTGCACGTCATAGTCTGCCAGGATCTGTGCCATGTCCTGCGCCACAAATTCAAAATCCACCGTCGCACCCGGCGTCGTGCGCAAAAACCCCTGCTTGCGCCAGACATCATACGGCACGCGATCTTTTTTCGCGCGATCCAGCAGCCCTTTTTCCGGCGTCCAGAAATACGCCTGCACCCTAATCAGCCCGTCAGCATCCTGCGCACGCAAAACCAGCGCCGTCAAATCCGTTTTTGCGGACAAATCCAGGCCGCCATATACCGGCAAACCGTCCAGACCACCATGCGCACCGGCACAATCCAGCCAAACATTGCGCGATACATACGGCGTCACGGTGCTGACGCGCTGGTTTAATACCAGATTTCTGAACGTGTTTTCGCTCGATGGCATCCGGTTTGCCTTTTCCGCCAGCTTGCGCACGTCATCCAGCGACCTGAATTTTCCCAGTGCCGGGTTTGCGGCCCTCCACGCTTTCTCATCCATAACATCCGCCGTCGGTTCAGCAGCATACAGCCGGCACACGGTGCGCGGATCCTTCCCGGTCAGCGCGTCGTCAATCCAGATCGACAGCAGGTCAGCATCGGTCGGCGCCTGGGTCGATATCACCAGCAGCAGCGGATCACGGTGCGCACCCTGTGCAGTGACAACCGCGTCGACGAAATCATCCTGCGGCCCCTTCACCTGGCCGACTTCATCCAGGATGGCCAGCACAGGCGACAGCCCGTGGGTCGTCTTTCCTTCAGCCGACAATGCCCGGTATTCGGTGTTCATTGGTAGCCCGTGCAGGGTTTTCGATGACGGCACAATATGAACCAGCGGCTGCAAAGCCGGGTTCAGCTGAATCATTTTCACCATCAACTTGAAAACAATCGACGCCTGGTCGCGTGATTGCGCGCCAGACACCAGCTGCGTGTTGCGTTTTGCCTCCGGCCCGATCAAATGAGCCAAACATAAACCAGCAACCACGGCGCTCTTGCCATTTTTTCTCGCAATCGACAGTATCCCGGTATGCGTTCCAACCGGGTTATCGTACACCGCCAGAATAAATTCGCGCTGAAAATCCTCCAAAACAATCGGTTTCCCGACATGTTCTCCCTCTGGCGCCCGGCAGTATTTTTCGATGAACGCGATGACCTTTTCGCCTCTGGTCATTTCAGTGAACCCCAGGTATCAGCCCGGCGTCATCGTCCTGCTTAACTGCGGCCGCCTTGACTGCCGCTTCTTTGCCTGCCTTATGCCTGGCAGTCTGTTTCTCGCTCGGCCCTTCCTTCGCCTCTGGATGGCAGTGCAGCATCCGGGTCAGCGCCACGGATCGCCTGGTCAATGTTTCCAGCAGCGCGTGCCTCGGATTGACGATCGGAGTGCCTTTCAGGTTTTCGATGATGTCGCCCTCAGCTTCGATTTCCTCATGCAGCCGGGCAATGTCTGCCTTTGCCTTCGCCAGGTTCGCAGCCATTTCCAGGTCGGCATTGTCCCAGGCATCGCGCGGCCGTGAATCCATGATGCTGCACCAGAATGGAATATCACATTCCCGCAGTTTCACATGCGGCGGCGGCTGGATCTGGCCGGCCAGTGCATCCTGCATCGCCTTGATTGCACCGGCTGCGGTGTTAATTGGCTGTCTTTTACTCATTTCGAAACGCCTCGTTTATAATCACGCGCGCGTGCGCGCACAATAATTTACACGCTTGTAACTTAATAATTTACACGGCTGTAAATTTTCACTTCGCAATAAAAAACGGC